GTTAGGAACTATAAGTTTAACTGGTGTTCCAACACAATCTAACACATCATTAAGAAGTAAAAATTTTCAAAATGTAACAGCAAACACTCAATATACAATATCTTGCAACTCTACCAACAGTATAGCATTACGTTTTTATCAAGAAGATGAAACATTTATATCTAGTGGTACTACACAACAATCTCCAAGCACATTTACCACACCAGAAAATTGTACTAAATTTAAGTTTGTTATAGTAGATAATAACAATTTATTTTTAGAAACCATGTTAAATTTGGGTTCTTCCGTATTACCTTACGAACCATACTCAAATGGAATACCAAGCCCATCTCCAGACTACGAACAACCAATAAATAGTATAGAAGGTAGTTTAGAGTTTGCTTGTAAAGGTAAGAATTTATTGCCTTATCCATTTGAAGAAACCACAAAAACAGAAAACGGTATAACTTTTACTGATAATGGTGACGGAACAATTACTGTTAATGGAACTGCCACTGCTGGTACATATTTTAGGGTTTTTGCAACACAAACGAACCAAGAAGAAATCCCTGGAAATTATATTTCTGGTTCTGTAACTGGTTGTAATGTAGTAGTAGCACATAGAGAAGATAGTAAATATACTTCATTAGGAGTTAGTGCAGACGGAAACAGTTCATTAATTAATAAAGGACTATATGATATTGGATATATAGAACTTTCAATTTCACAAGGAACAACATTAAATAATGTTATTATCAAACCGATGTTAAGTAATGAACAAAATGTTGATTGGGAACCAAACGAAGTAACCTTTGATCTAGGTCAAGAAAAACTACGCTCAGTTGGAGATGTAAAAGATGAACTTGTTGTTGATTTAGATACTGGAGATTATTATAAGGTTGAGAATGTCAGGGAAGTTGTTTTAGACGGTAGCTCTGATGAGAGATGGGAAAAAGGAACAACCAATACTCCAGATAAACCTAGATTTTTTTGGAATTATGTAACTGATGGGTTAATACCAACAAGTAATGACGTTGACAATATACTGTTAACAAATCTATTTAAAAGTGTTTCTGCGATTCAAACTTATAAATGCGTAGCTGGTATATCTATTGATACAGGTGGTAGAGGTCAAATATATAATGACAAATTTATCAACTATTCTTTAGATGATTTTAAAAATTGGTTATCTACAAATAACGTTATAATGGATTATCAATTAAAAGAATCAACAACAATAAAACTAGGTACACTATCAGCCGAAGATTTACCAAAACTAAAAACATTTAAAGGTTATAACAATGTAACTGTTAATACTAATCTAGGACTTATGAATATAAGATTTACTTATGGGTTAGATATTAAAAAATATATTGATAACAAATTAGCAGAAATATCATCTGCGTTAATTGAGGAGGAATAAAATGTACGAGATATTTAAAAATGCATTAAAAGGTCAATATGAACTTGTAGACATGTTAAACAAGATTACTGAATACTACATCAAAGGTAATCTGTCTAAAGAAGAAAAAGAAGAATTAGAAGAGGAAGCAAGAACAAATGCTAATCCAGAGAATTCTTATGCAGATGTTCAAAAGCAGATTGATGATTTAGCACAAAAAATCGAAGAGTTACAAGTAACAGTAAATGCAAATGCTCAAGGAACGAATGCTATAAAAGAAGCAGTTGAAAAATTAGGAGGAGTAATTACCCCACCTGAAGAACAACCAACGGAAGAATATCCTGAATATAAACAACCCTCAGGAAGTCATGACGCTTATAAAATAGGCGATAAGATTACATACAATGAAAAACGTTATGAATGTATATTTAATGGATGCGTATGGAATCCTGATGACTATCCTCAAGGTTGGAAAGAGGTTGAGGAATAATTGAAGGAGGAATAATATATGAGTACAAAAACAAAAAATTGGTTAAAGGCTGCAGGAGTTAGAGCTATCAAAACAGTAGCTCAAACAGCAGTAGCTATGATAGGAACTGCTACAGTATTTAGCGAAGTTAATTGGTTAATGATTTTAAGTGGTAGTTTACTCGCTGGTTTATTAAGTATTTTAACTAGTGTTGCTGGCTTACCAGAAGTAAAGGAGGGGTAATATGTTAAAAGGAATTGATATTTCAAAATGGCAAGCAGGTATTGACTTATCTAAAATTGATACAGATTTCGTTATTTGCAAAGCGACAGAAGGTGTTGGATATACAGATAAAAATTGCGATGGTTTTTATCAACAAGCAAAGTGTTTAGGAAAGAAATTAGGAGTTTATCATTTCGCTAGACCAGATTTAGGAAATAGTGCGGTCGAAGAAGCTGATTATTTCATCAAAGAAACTAAAGGTTACCACAAAGAAGCTATTCTTATTCTAGATTGGGAACCTCAAGGAAATTCAATTGCTAATACTGGTTGGGCTAAAGGATGGTTAGATAGAGTTTATGAGAAAACTGGAGTTAAACCATTAATTTATATGTCTGCTTCTGTTGTGAGAGCTTATGATTGGTCAAAAGTAGTAGCAGGAGATTATGGCTTATGGATTGCTAACTATGGTTCAAATAATGGAACAGCTCAAAAAGGTGTATTTAATAACTACCCATTAAGATATTGGAGTTTCTATGCTTTATGGCAATACACGTCTAAAGGAAGATTAAGTGGTTATAACGGAAACCTTGATTTAAACTACTTTAGTGGAGATAAAACTGCTTGGGATAAATATGCAGGAGGAAAACCTAGTACATCAACAAGCACTTCTAAACCATTGGAAAAGTCAGTAGAAGAATTAGCTAAAGAAGTTATTGCTGGAAAATATGGAAACGGAGATGCCAGAAAGAAAGCATTGGGTACCAGATATGATGAAGTGCAAGCCAGAGTAAATAAAATTCTTGGGGTAAACAATAAGGTTTATTATACAGTACAAAAAAACGACAATCTTACCAAAATAGCAAAAAAATATGGAACTACAGTTAATCAATTGGTAGCTTGGAATAACATTGCTAATCCAAATTTGATTTACATAGGACAAAAATTAAGAGTAAAATAAGATAAGGTGATACAATGGACATAATAATTACAATCGGAGCATATATTACTGCGATAGGTACTATTATAGGAGCTATAAACAAAATATTAGATAATAAACTAAAAACTGTATATAAAGTAATTGATGAGCATGAAGAAACAATTGATGATCGAGATAGAAAAAAAATAAGATTTCAAATTGTTTCCTTCTCAGCATCTTTACATCATGGTGAAAAACATACAAGAGAAGAATTTGAGGCTATTTTTGAATTAATAAATATATATGAGAACATAATAAATAAAAGAAATTTAACGAATAATTATTTTGAAGAAGAATTAAAATATATTAAGAAATCATACGAATCTCTAGACAAAGTGGCTAATATGTGATAATATAGTACATGGGGAGGAGAAATGAGATGATTAAAAAAGATTTGGATAAGATATTATCCAGTACTCTTAAAACATACTTCATAATATTAC